TCTTGGCCGGGCGGCAAGGTAGGGTTTTTTGCCTGTTGCTCCTGCATACGGAATCCGGCGCGCGCGATGATCTGCTGCATCACCGTTATCATTTCGTTGACGTTCGCTCCGTTGTCCACTTGCTCGATGGTGAACCGATCGCCGAAGGCAAGTACGATCAACGCGGCCAAATCGTCCAATTCTTCCGGCCCCACCTTCTCCGGATTGGTGAAGGATTTCTGCAATCGCAAAGCTTTCTTTAGCACACCCCAAGGAATGATGGAGCGGGTGTAAATCGTCGGTTCGTCTTCCGGCGAGTACAGCCGGATCTCGAGCGGCAACTGCGGATGGATGATTTCTTCTGGTGTCTTGGGTGCTGGATCGGAGGACATCACACACCTCTTCTTTGTGGGGTTCAAACCGTCTTCCGGGCGCATTTCGGGGACAACGGAAAAGAACACGCATCCCCGGCGCCCGGATCACCGGAGGCCCGTTTCGTGCCGGTAACGGGCCATGCATTCACCCCTCATCCGAGGGGGAGGGGTTGGATCTCGTGAAGCCGATCTATTACGCGGCAACCGTGGTGAAGGAATACACCACGTCGGCCAGGACCTGGCCATAGATGTCGGTCACGCCGGCCACGCTGGTGAAGTATTCCTTGTTGTTCGTGAGATTGGACGACGGATCCAAGGAAAGGATCTTCTTGGTGACGTCCAGCGATCGCGCACAGGCGATCGGCAAACCGGTATCGATCCGGACCAGGATCACGCCGGCAATGCTGTCCTCGCGGATGGCATTGTTGAACGTGAGCGTGATGGTCTTGGCGATGGCCACGCTGGCGGCGTCGTCGAGCGGATCGGAGACAACGGAGACATCCGAGACGGATGTGGTTTCGGGCGTCTGCACGGCGCCGAACCATCCGGTCTCGTCGAAGTCCGCGGTGTCTTCGTCGCCCACCACCCGCTTGACCCCGTCATCGATCGATTCACTGAGCTCGAACTGGTATATCGTCTTCACCGCGGTGAAGGTGAGCTTGAGCGCTTTGGGATCCGGCGTGTCGCTCTTGCTGGCCTTGTCCTCGTCGGGCATCTGGAATCGGCCTTTGAGGTACCAGTAATAGCGCGTGGATCCGTTGGAGCGCAGCGCGCTGAAGCCGAGAGCGACATACGGCGGGGTTCCGCCGTTGTCGTACATCCGGCCGGTGGAGGCGTCGAAGACGCGGCCGGCCAGGAAGGCCAGGGTTTCGACCGGAAGGCCGGTGACGGTGAGCGTGATCTTGGATTCCCCTTCCGAGCTCATCGTGTCGTAGGCCTGGTTGTCGGCGTACTGCGTTCTGGCGTTGCTGGCCGCGGCGAGGCTGGCGTCGATCGCCGGCGCGAAGTGCACCGGCGTTCCGGCGACATAGCCGTCGGCGTCGTCCTGCGTGACCTCAGCGTAATAAAGGTCTCGCAAGCCGACGAAGGAACGGGATTCTGCAGCGTTGGGTGGCATGGTTTACTCCTTGTTCAAAAGAATGAAATAGTCCTTTGCCAGGATGTAGTGCCCGCTGCTGATATCCTGCGGCACCTCCCTCTCTGGCCCGATTGTGAAACCGGCTGCAAGCATCGCCCCGTCGACATCCGGAAGCGATGCCAAGCCGGTCTTGCTGAGAATGGTCACTTGAACGCGATAGGTGCGGCTGACCTCCGCGTCGTCCGCATGTTCCTCTGGAGTCCCCCATGTCTGGTAGGCCAGGTATAGATCCGGGATCGACCCGTCCGGGGAATGGTAGGTGTTGTGCCCGAAGGGAACCGGGGTGAGCGTGGCCAGTGCGTCAGCAGTCACCTCAAAGATGGTGGTCATCAGATATGGCCCTCATCTTTCAACGACTGCTTGATCCGGGCCATCGCCTCCGCCCGCCGGTTATCCAACCCTTGCCGGATGTATCCCGTTCCCGGATGCCAGACCCCGCCGGAACTCCACCCGTATTCCTCGGCGTTGCCGTACCGCGCCGTGTCGGCGTCGGTGAAGGCCGGATCGTGGATCACGCCGATTTCCGTCGTCGTCAGGTTGCCGTCGTGCGTCGGCCCCTTGATCCGGATTTTCCGCTCGAGTTTGTGCGTCCGCGGGCCCGGCGACAGCGCCACCATTTCGCGCTGGATCGGATCGGCGCCCTTCAACTCCGCGCGCCCGATCGCGGCGTCGATATCGGTGACCTCCGTCTGCAGGTCAGCGAGCCATTTATCCAGACCGGTGAGTGCCAGGGATCCGGTCGTGGTCACGCCGCGCCGCCGATCCGGCTCACCTTGAGCTCGATGTATTCGTGCCGTTCCTCGATGTCATCCAAGGAAACCACCTCGAAATACTTTTCACCCTTCTGCACCACCGTGTCGTGGTTCACGTCGCTGCGCCAGCGGATCAGGACCGTCGCCGGTTCCACCGCCTGCACCGCCGCCGACGCCCAGACTTCATTTCCGTGGACATTCTTCCATTTGGACAGCACGTCGGCGAGCTTCGTGAGAGCTGCCGCGCTCTGGGCCCCGCCGGCGTCCGTGGCCAGGGTCTTGGCGTACAGGGTGATCGGCGTCCGCAGATCGCCGGGATTGGTCACCTGGGTCCCGATGATCATTCGAGTGCCCTTCGGCGGTTCTCCCGCTCTTCCCAGGCTTCCTGCCGTTCCTCCCATTCCTCTTCCGCCGCTGTCTCCCCAGGCTCCTCAGTCTCGGCGGCCTCTTCCTCCGCCTCGGCGATCGCCAGCGCGATCGCTTCAAGCTGGCCCAGGACGGCGCTGCAGCTCTGCGGCAGCAGCCCCTGGCTCTGGCCCAGCCCGCCCGGGTCCTCATACCAGCGGACGAGCAGCATCCTGGCGGCCGCCTTGGCGATTTCGTGGATCGGATCGTCAGCGGTCCAATCCCGGCCGGTGGCGGTTTCGATGTAGGCGTCGATCTGCGGCAGCAATTGCAGCATGGCCGGATCCGTCTCTACAGTCCGCAGCACGGTGGCGGCCTCGGCGGCCGTCAGGATGTTCGTCATAAATCACTCACCTTCCGATCAGGTCGTCGGATTGACACCGACGCCAAATCCGGCAGCCGGCACCGGAGCGGCGCTGAACAGATGGGTCACCGTATCGGCCCAGCCCAGGCCGGTCCCCACCAGGATGTTGTCACCCCGCAGGATCACCCAGTAGGTATTCCCGCCGGAGGGAAGATGCATCGCGTTCGCGATCCCGGTGACCCAGTTGGGTGTGTAGTTGAAGAAAACGCAATCCTCGAACAGCGTGTAGCGCAGGTCGAGGGTGTTATCCAGGCTGACCAGGAACTTCCCGGCGGTCACGGAATACGCATGGATCAGGCATTGCTTGAAGGAATTCCGGACGCCGGAAATGATCAGCTCGGAGTTGGCATCGGCCCGGATGATCGTGTCCAGCCCGATCGTGCATTTCAGGAAGTGGTTCTCCCCGCCGGATACTTTCAGGGAATAACTGCCCGGACGGGCGGCCGGGGTGGCGTGCGCCATGCCGGCAAACATGCAATTCTCGAAATAGTTGCGGCCGCCGCTCACGATCACCGCCCCGCTGTCGGCATTGGCGTCGGTCTCGTTCGAGAACTTAATGTTTTTGAAGATGCAGCCGCTCCCGGAAATGGTCAGCAGAACCGCCGGATCGATCGTGGTGTTGCCTACCACCCGGCAGCGCTGCCCCATCCCGGGCAGATCCCCACTCAACCCGATCAGGTGGGTGTAGTTCTTGGACCACGTGATGGCGGCGGCGATCTCGTCCGCCGTATCTCCGGGGATGAAGTAGATCACGTCGTTGGCGCCATCCGTGCATTCGTCGTACGCCTTCTTGAGGGTTTTGAATGCAGCGGTGGGGGATAGGCCATCGTTGGCATCCCCGCCGTTCAACGGGTCGACGTAAAAGGCCTTGGAGATGCCTCCGATGATTAGGGGCACGCCTTCGATGGAGATCACGCCGCCGGCCAGGACGTTCAGCCTTCCGCCGATCTCCCAGACATCCCCACCTTCGCGAATCCTGTTCGTTGTTTCACTTCCGCCCATCTTTGCCTCCTGACTTATTTGGAGCAAGGCGGGGTGGATCCGCATGGACCCACCCCAACGTTCATCGATAACTGCTTATGTAAGCGCGACCTTCAGCAGCACCATCGAGCCGGCGTCGATCTCCTTCGCGACGCAGCGCATGATCGCTCGGACTTCGGTGGTGTTGTACAGCCAGGCGTCTCCGCCGATGTTGGTCGAGTCGAATTGCATCGACGCTTTGCGGAAGAACGTCAGATATTCCGCTCCATAGCCAACGGCGATGGGAGCGCGGCCGGACTGCAACGGCCAGAGCGCATCGGACAGCTTCACGATGGGGCGGCCCTTATAGCGCAGGAGGGTCGGCTGGGTGACATCCGGCTGGAGCATCGGACGGCCCATGCCGTCTTCCAGCTGGTCCAGCAGGTTGAACCCGGACTGGTTGGTGAAGATGGTGGCCGCGGCGCTGATGGCCGGATCGAGTCCGGTATTGAGCGCGGCACGCAGCGCATCTTCCAGCCCGGTCAGTGCGATGTTCCCCGGGGAAGTGAGGGCGTTGATCAGGGTCAGGATCAGGCTGTTGTTGGTGAGCACTTCCTTCTTGGCCGCCCAACGCGCCAGGTAGTTCATCACCGCCACGGGCGTGTCGGAGAGCAGATCGTTGCTGACCGGCCAGCGACCGGCATAGTCCGCCAGGGTGTATTCCACCTTGGAGAACAGCGGGCTTTCCGCCGTCGGCAGGATCGTGGTGACCTGCGGGGTCATCGCGGCGAACGGCAGCAACGCCGTCGCCTGTTCCACGGCGCGCCAGCCGCTGTAGGCGGTGACGTTCTCGATGTTCATGGATGGCGCCAGGTCCACCATCGCGCGCTGGAGCTCGTGGATCTTGTTGTCGAAATCCACCGGCTGCAGGAATCCGCCCTGCTCACCGACGGGATCCCCGCCGTCGCCCGACAGCGCGTTCCGCACCCGTCGCATCTCGTCCCGGGCGGTCATCAGGACCGCGAATTGCTCGCCGCGGTGCTGGCCATTCTGGATGGTCGTCGGCGTGACGCCCATCTTCAGCGCCCTGAAGAAGCTGTTGAAGTATTCCTTGGATTTCAGGATGTCTTCAACCTCCTTCGGTTTTTCCTCGGGCGGGGTGCCGCCAACCGGCATGAAGTGGCTGCCAGGATTCTCCCGACCGGCCGCTTCCTCGCGCTTGCTTATGTACATGTCGTTCGCTTTCTTGGCGTTCAACTTGGCTTCGTCATATTGGGATTTCATGGCGAGACCCTTCGTAACGCCGTCGGGGCCGGACTCATAGAGCTCATTGATCTCATTTGAGACCTTAGTCAAGGCGGCTTCGGCCGCTTGCGCGGCATCGTAGAACAGCTTCAGGTTCATGGTTTTCTCCTTATTTCGTAATTTGCACTTGGTCGCGAAGCGCTTTCGCCTCCCGCGACAGCCGGTCCGCCGTCTCCCGCTCCCTCTGCAGGAGCACTGGCGGGACGTTCACATAATTCCGCAGCGCATTGACATACGCGGTGTTGGTTTTTGGCTGATTGTTCCCTCCTGCGATAACCTCGTTGGCGAACCCGAGGCTCACGGCTTCGCTGGCCGACATCCAGGTTTCGTCCGACATCATCCACGTCAGACGATCGCGGCTGAGGCCCGTCTTTCCCGCATACACATCCAGGACGCCGGCTTTGATGTTCTTCAATGTGTCGAGCAGGGTCGCCAGGGTGGCGATGTCCAGCGCGGCCAGGAAGATCATGACCGCCGGATCGTGGATCATCATGTAGGCGCTGTCCTGGATCCGGATCCGGCTGCCCGACATGGCCACCAGCACGGCCGCGGAGGCGGCCAGGCCGTCGATCCGGACCGTGATCCGGCCGGGGTAGTCCGACATGATCGCGCGCATCACCGAGGCCGCGACGACGTCACCGCCCGGGGAATTCAGGCGCACCGTGATCGGTCCGCCTTTGCCCAGGGCATAGAGATCGTCCTTAAACATCTTCGGCGTGATGTCATCGTCCAGCCAGGAATATTCAGAGAGAAAACCATAGAGTTCCATCTCCGGTTCGCCGCCGGTTTCCGTGGCGTTGCGCATCCGCCAGAAGGCTTCGTGCGGCTTGGCGTTCCCCTCAAAACATCTGATTGGCGCATGCCGTTTCGTTTCCCTTCTCTCTTCCGAAGGGATGACCGGCGCTTCTATTTCATTCGATATGATTTTGACCAACTGTGTCATAGCCATACTTATTCACTCCTGGCGAATTCGCCGAAATATTTTTTCGCGGCTTTGATATAAGCAGCATGAGCTTCTTCTGGGTCTTCAAAACGGCCTAAATTTTTATGTTTGTGATTAATTGATATTTGAGCCTTCCATTTTCTTGTTTGTCTACACCAAGAGACTCCTTTAAGCCCAGAAGTATTGTTCGAATGGAGTCCTTGATTCGCCAAGTTTTGTGAACGAGTGCATATCCGCAAATTTCTCCGCCGATTATCTAATCCATTGCGATTTATATGATCAATTTCCATTCCGTCAGGCGCGGTTATGATCATCTGATGTAAAAATATATTCATTTTCATCCGATGCGCAGTTCTCATCGCATAAAAAGTTTTTCCATAAAGCGTTGCGGACCATTTGAATTTCGATAACATCTCAAAATCTTCATCATCTACAATTGCGAACTTGCCTTGAGTAAGCGGAATTAATTTCATTTTCCACTCCCGCCGGCGGAAGGAATGGCATTCTTTCCAACATTTCCAATGGGCACTATGTTCGACGGCATGAAGTACCCATCCCCGCCTTCGTAGGCGCTCTGGTCTTCGATATTACGCGCCTCGTTGGGGCTGAGTTGTCCGGATTGAATCTTCTTCACCAGCACGTCGTTGCGCGCTGCCGCGGCCGTCCGCAAGAGAACGTCCCGGTTGAATCGGAAATAGGTTGTTCCCTGCTCCCGCACAGACAGCCAGGAGAGCGCGGCCGCTTGTTCCCATTGAACGAGATAGGGATCCAGCGTGGTGTTGAGATAATCAATGTTCTGCTGTTCGTTCGATTGGTAACTCTGCTTCCCCTGGTTCAGCTTATAGAGAGGTACGCCGAAGAAGTTGCAGATGTCCTGGTCCGTCGCATCGATCCCCTGCAGGAATTGCATGTCGCTGGCTTTCATGGAAATCTGTTCGAATTTTGTGAATTTCGGATCAGCCACAACCACGCGATAGGCGTTGTCGGATCCAGACGCCACGCGTTCGAATTCCTCGCGCGCTTTCGTCCTGGCTTCCGGGCTGAGCTCCGCGGACGACCACAGAATGCCGCTCGCGTTAAGCCCCTGGTCGTAAAACTTGCTCTGGGTGCGGTGGGCCCCCAGCTGACGGCCAAGGGTCTCCCTGGCGTAGGTGATCACCGATCGTCCAATGAAGCCGTCGATCGAGTTGATCATTAGATGCAAAATTTCCGTGTCCGGGAGATCGTCGGTTACGCCATTGGCAAAGGTGGTGTGATACCAGAGGCTGCCGTCAGGCAGGAATTCCGGATAGGTCGCATGGGCCGGCAGGATGAACAGCTCGCGCTGGTTCGGCGGCTGCCAGAGGTAAGCGTTGCCGTAGTAAAGCAACCACAACATAGCGGTTTTTTTCCAAATGAACGGGTTCATCCATTGATTGGGCTGCACCTCGAGCATCCACGCGAGGTTCCGGATCCGCCCGTCCGGTAATATTCGATCGACCGTCCGCGGATTGGTCTTCTGATAAACCTGCAGCGGCATCTTGGCGACGTCATCGCTGAGAATATTTCCGCACCGATAGGCCGTTGCAATCTTCTTCGAACTCTCCGGAGTAACCCGCTCGCCGGCAACTGTCACCCCGCCGCCATAAATATTGATCAGCTCCGGCAGGGTCGTGGGCACGATCGGCGCCGTATTCATCGGCCGAATGGTCGACAGCAGCCTATCCACTAACATGGGTTCCTCCGATCCGACGATCCGATCAGCAGACCCAGACCGATCAGCGCGGCGCCGGCAGCCAGGACAGCCAGTACGGGATGGATCATTCCCAGCCCGACGACGACCACGGCGGCGCCCGCAACGAACAGGAGATCGGCCAAATATTTCTTCATCACATGCCCCAATCATCCGAAAGAATTGCAGCGGACACGTCGATCGCCGGCACATAGAACCTGGCCCTGGCCATCCCGATCACCAAAGCGGCTATCAGGTCGATCCGTTTTGTCCGATCGACCGACTTGCCCTTATGCTCCTTGACGTATTTGATTTGCGCGTTCCCGTTCGTCGCGATCGACGTGTTGCCAAAGCACCACCGAGCCACGGGGTTCGCCTCATGCGTCATCTTCCCGGTCTTCAGCAGCACTTCGACCGTTTTCATCGGATCCGTCAGCTGGGCAAAGGTCTGCGGCACGTCGACGCAGGTGATCCCCTCCGTCTCGCATTGCTGCAGGAGCATGGCCGCAAACGTGCGGTCGGAATCGAGCTCCATCAGCTGGTAGAGCTTTTTGATCTCGAGGATCCGTTCCTTGATCAGGTTGTAATCGACGACATCGCCCGGGGTCACCTGGAGCCAGAACTCGCGCACCCACTTGTCGTAGGGAATGTGATCGTTCCGGATCCGGTCTTCCATCCCATTCTCGGGGAGCCAGCAATCCCAGATCACCCGCCACTCCTCGAGCCCCTCTTGCGGCGGGAAGATCAGGCAGATCGCGCTGAGGTCCGTCGAAGAGGAAAGGTCCTGGCCGAGATAACATTTCTTTCCGAGTAATTCGTTCCGGCGCCACTTGCCCACCGTTTTGTCGAAGAGATCGATCGGCAGCCAGGTCGTCAGCTTGGTCGTGGTCCACTGGTTGAGCCGCAGCCAGAGGAAGAGTCGTTTGTTGGCTGCGCTCATCTTCGCTTTCTTGGCTTCGGCGCGGACAGTATCCAGCTGGATCGTCACGCCCAGCGAAGGATTGGCCTTTTTCCAGTTCGCCTCGTTGAAAATATCGTCGCCCTCATAACTGAAGATCACCGGGTACCAGGAGGGATCATCCTTCTCTGTATCCCCCTGCCGGCGAGCCTCGAGGATCTGCAGCGCCATCTCGTGCACTTCCCAGCAGATGGACACGCGATCCGGATCGTCGCCGGCCGTGGTGATAATCCACCAGATCGGCTGTCGGCGCGCGGAGCCGGCGCCGAAGGTCATCACGTCGTACAAATCCCTATTTGGTTGAGCATGCAATTCATCGAAGATCACCGCACTTGGATTGATCCCGTGTTTTGAATACGATTCCGCGGAGAGCACCTGGTAGAAGGTGCCGGATATGATATCCGTCAGGCGCTTTTTCGAGAGGTTGAGTCTCGTCCGCTTTCGAAGCGCCGAGCTCTGATCGATCATGTCAACGGCGGTGTCGAAGACGATGCTGGCCTGCTCGCGTTCCGCGGCGCATCCGTAAACCTCGCCGTTTTTCTCCCCGTCCGCAAAGGTATGGTAGAGACCGGTGCCCGCCGTAAAGGTGCTCTTCCCATTCTTTTTCGGGAGCTCCAGATATGCGGTTTGGTATTGGCGCAGACCCAAAGCCCCTACCGTTCCGTAGACATTGCGAAGGATGGTCTCTTCCCATAACAATGGGACGAAGGGTTGGCCATAGAACTCGCCCTTCGTATGCCGGAGGGCGGAAAAGAATTTAATTACGCGGTCTGCTTTCTTCTGGTCAATCATCCTTCAACAAATCTCCCATCGGATCCGGCGGCGGCTCCGGAGGCTTCCCGCCCGGCACCACGCCGGCGCGCGATTTCGGAGTCAGGTAGAGATCGTTGCGCATGATCATGCAGATCTTCCGCTTGCGATCTGCGCGCCCATTCAAATTGATGATCAAGCGATAACCGGCGTTCTGATGCTCCATCAGTTCCGCCAGCGCTTCCTTGTCCTTCACCTGCGCGATTTTTCGATCCAGCGTCTCCTGGCTTTGGCGCGCGCGCAGGAGATCCTTCGTAATATTCATTACCTCTTCCGACGCCATGCAGTAGTCCACCAGGTGATCGCGGTCCAACCCCGAAATGATCTTCGCTTCGAGCTCCCCATAAATCTTCACGGTCCTCCGCCAGATGTTTTGCGCATATGGATGCCCCTTCAATTCGGGCGGAGGAACTTTTTCGATCATGCTGACCGGCGTCATGGATTTCTCGGCGGCTTCTCTTCGTTTCCGATCCGCTTTGTTGCGTTCGTGGCCCGTGATCAAGCACCTCGGTTTCCTATTGGCCATCGGAAAAACTCCAAATCAGAGAACATTTTGTGTCGAAG